TCCTTTGGTCTCCCTGCTACTGCTGATCTTATGTTTGCCCTTATTTCTACTGAGGAACTTGAACAACTTGGTCAGATAATGGTGAAACAATTGAAGAACCGATACAATGATCTCAACATGAATAAGAGATTTGTGATTGGTGTTGATCGTGCCAAGATGCGACTCTATGATTGCGAACAGTCTGCACAGGAAGACTTGCTTGACAGTGGACAGGATGAGGAGTATAATTACGAAGAAAAGAAAACCACTAAAAAATTTGAGGGGTTCAAGTTTTGAACGGTTACTATTCAGTATTCAATCCTAGAGGAGAGAAGATTGCTGACTGCGGTATCGAAAGAGATGCAGTCAATCTCATGAGTATGAGAAATCGTCGATGGGATGGACATTACTTCACATTCAATCCTCTCCCAGGAGACATCATTGATGTCTCTCAAGATAAACAACTTCCTACCACCGATATTGTTGTCAATATGGATGGCGGTGTTGGTGGAAGTTGGTTTGAGGTCAAGGGCCAAAGATTACCCATGCAACAACAAGAACCATTTATTCCTGATTTTCATGACTAAGAGTATTGATTTTAAACGATATGAAAAGTTTGTCGATGCTGTAACTTCTGATGAATCGACAGACTTCCTTGCACTCTCCGACCGTCTGGTTGAACTTGATCGCAAGGGTGCGAACATCGAACGTCTTCTGACTGCTGGTGTTGGTATTAATGCTGAGGGTGGTGAGTTTCTTGAGATTGTCAAGAAGATGATCTTTCAGGGCAAACCGTTCGATGCACATAACAAAGAACACATGATCATCGAACTTGGTGATCTGATGTGGTATGTTGCACAAGCTTGCATGGCACTTGAAATTGATTTTGAAGATGTCATTGCACGTAACGTACAGAAACTTGAGAAACGTTACCCTGGTGGTAAGTTTGATATTTACTATTCTGAAAACCGCGCTGAGGATGACCTGTGATTACTATTGAAATGGATGTGCAGACTGCAGCAGCAGTTCGCGAAGCCTTGTATTCTGAACAAGACAAATACACTTACGATCCAAAATGTGTTCCTCCACGAATCTCTAACATTCGTGCAGTGATTGTTGATCTTGATAATCTGATTGAAAAAGAACTTGACCTTGAGGTAGAAGATGAAACTCCTAACACTTGAAGATTACGAAAAAGCAGGCGAGTCATTCTGGCCTAAGTATTGGTATGTTGCCAAAGAACTTGGTGAAAATGCCACAGCGGAGGACATTCTGAAAGTTCTTGAGTCTATTGGCACGGTTGCACTGAGACTGAAGATGGAAGAAAAGGAAGGTCCATTTGGATTCAATAAAAAAGAAGATACAACTGAAGAATGATCTCACCCCTTCTAAATATTAGAAGGGGTTTTTTTGTATTCGATGGCAAAGTTAAACGAAGGTGATGTAATGGAGGGTGTGTTTGCCATCGCCCTTGCACAACTGTTTGCCTATGACAGAATTGATAAAGGTAAGTTGAATCAGATTCGGGCTCAGATTGAACCGAAGATGTTTCAGACTGGTCGATATGAAACCATTGTCAGGAGATTTTCTGAAGGTAGTCCCAGAGATAATATTGAAGTCAAGTTGATTGTTAGATTGAAGTATCAATCCACGATGGATGCTTTTGGTCCTAACTTTGAAGTCATGTTAGAGAGGGCATCAGACGTAGGTAACATTGGTAGAAAGATAGACACCCTGGTTGCATATACAAATTCAAAATATAGAGAAAAGATTAGAAGAATTCGTAATGCATATCTGAAAAATAATGTAAGTGATGATGTTGCGATTACTGTCACCGCTGATGGTATTGCAGGAGAGACGAGTGGTGGTGAAATCAAAGGTGACCTTGATGTTGATGTTGTTATCAATGGTCAAACTTATCTGGATGAGAGACTTAACTTCTCTATGAAGTCTGGCAGTAAGACTCTTGCAAACCTCAGTCCTTTCAACGGAATGATGGATATTCTTCGTCGATTTGGTATACAGTTGAAGGACGAAGAGAAGTACAGAAAAATTCTGGGAGAGGTTCTTGCAACTGCTAGGACATCAAAAGAAAAGAAATTGAAGGTACAAACAATTAAGGAGTTGTATTCTGATGTGAAGAAAGGACTTGCTGGTTTGAGTTCTACACCACAACTCAAACAGGCTGCGTTTCAATTATTCAGAGATGTGACCTTTGGTTCTGACCTTGCAGAGGTTGTTGATGTTGACAAGACCAAAGTAAAAGAGATTACTTTGGATGGTATCAATAGACTTGAACAAGAAACCACATCTGTGGAAGCAGTGATGGTTGGTGACAATATCAAATTTAGATTGAGTCCAGCTAACAAAGAATTATTTCAACTCCGATTCAAGAACAGATCGAGTGAGGTGAATGGTGAATTCAATATTAAGGAACTCAAGTTCTATGTGGAGGCCGGCAAAGCGGCATACGCATCATGACAGACCAGACCATCCGTAGTATACTAAAGGTATGAAAAACACACACCTGGAACACCTGGAAGACAACATCATGAATGATGGGTCACAGGGTGGGCGCGAGGCGATTGCATTTCTCCGATCACTTGGTGATATGTTGGATCAGGGTGCAGAGGACACTCGCGTGACTGTGAAGTGGGATGGTGCTCCTGCAGTCATCTGTGGTATCGATCCACAGAAGGGTGACTTCTTTGTTGGTACAAAGTCTGTGTTCAACAAAGTGAATCCTAAGATCTGTTACTCTGAACAGGATGTGGATAAGATCTATCCACCTGGACAACTTGCAGACAAACTCAAAGCGTCATATCGATATCTTTCTAAACTTCCTATCCGTGGGGTAGTGCAGGGTGATCTCCTGTTCACTGATGATAAGTATGTTGCAACCATCGGTGGTGATCGTTGCATTGCTTTCACACCGAATACCATTACCTATGCAGTGCCTGTAAAGAGTCCTTTGGGACAGACGATTCAGACTGCTAAGTTGGGTATCGTATTTCACACCACATATTCTGGTAGCACTCTGGACACAATGGCTGCATCCTTCGGTGCGAATGTTCCTGGTGATGCGGATGTGTTCGTTGCATCTGCAGAGTTCTCCAATGCGTCTGGTGAAGCCAACATGACTGTCACAGACAAGGCTAGGTACAACGCACTCATCAATCGTGCAGAGGGTTCTCTTCGACAGTCCTCCAAGTTCTTGGATCTAATGAAGGGGAACGATAAGTTCTCTCTCAACTACATGTTCAAGATCTTTTTCAATCGTTATGTCCGTGAGGGTAAGTCTGGAATGACTGTTCGCAATACTGCGATGGACTTTGCAAAGTATTTCAGTGATGCCCTTGACAAAGAGATTGCATCAAAGAAGACAAAAAAGACACAAGATAAATACTTACAAATCAAGACCAATGGTCTTCGATTCATTTCTGCAAATTCAAATTCAATTTATATGACAGTCGCGTCGTATTACAATTTGCAGGCAGCGAAACAGTTTATGATTAACAAGTTGCAAAAGGTAAATACTTTTGGCACTTTCCTCAGGACTGACGATGGTTACAGAGTCACTGCACCTGAGGGTTTTGTTGCAATTCGTTCTGGAAGAGCTTTGAAACTAGTAGATAGACTTGAGTTCAGTAGAGCCAACTTCACCGCAGCAAAGAACTGGGATAAACAATGAAGAGTTTTAGTAAATTTATTCTTGAGGTTGTCACACAGGCATCCGATCAGGCCAAGAAGATGGGTCTGCAGAGTGATGGTCATGGCGACTATTATGACAAGAGAGGTAAGTTAGTTGCCAAGACTGTCAATGGCAAACTGAAGTTCTTTGGTGCCAGTCGTCCACCCACTCCTGATGAAAGGGGTGCGATGGCTGCACAACAACAGGCAGATGCAGAAGCCAAAGAGAAGGCAGAACGCGAAGAGGTTCGCAAGAGAGAAGGTGATCCTGCAGATCTGACAGTTGCGTTTGGTCGTTTCAATCCTCCTACGGTTGGACATGAGAAACTTCTGAACCGTGTGAAGAGTGCTGCGGGTGATGGTGAGTATTTGATTTATCCTTCACGGTCAAACGATCCGAAGAAGAATCCTCTGGATCCCAAGACCAAGATCTCTTACATGCAAGCCATGTTCCCTGGTCATGCAGAGAACATCGTTGATGACCCAGGTGCAAAGACTATCTTTGATGTTCTCAAGGGTGCCAGTGGTCGTGGTGCCAGAAGTATTAACATCGTTGTTGGTGCAGACAGACTCAAAGAGTTTGAGAACCTGGCAAACAAATACAACGGTGACCTGTATGACTTCGATCGCATTCGTGTGATCTCTGCAGGTGAGAGAGATGCAGAGTCTGAAGGTGTGGAAGGAATGTCTGCATCCAAACTGCGTGCTGCTGCAGTCAAGGGTGACTTTGAAACCTTCCGTAAGGGTGTACCCAAAGCTCTGGATGATGAGGGAACTGAAAAACTTTATGGCACCATTCGTAAGAGTATGGGTGTCAAAGAGAAGGAAGTTCAGAAGGAGATGTGGAAGATCGCTCCTAAGTTTGATTGGAAGAACCTGAGAGAGAACTATGTGAATGGTAATCTCTTTCGTATGGGTGACATCGTTGAGAACGATAATACTGGACTGGTTGGAAAGATCATTCGTCGTGGTGCAAACTACATCATCGCAGTGACTGAAGATAACATGATGTTCAAGTCTTGGATCAAGGACATCGCTGAGAAGTTCACTGACATATCTGGTGTACCCCCAGATCAACGTTTGATTGGTACTGACGCACACCGTGAGTATGTTCAGCGTCTTGCACACAATCCAGTTATCATTAATTTTATAAATAAATCTAGGAAAAAACGTGCAAAGAGAAATGTTTCCAACTGATAGTCCAAGTAAATTTGACAAGTCGTTAATGGATGCTTACTCCTCCATTCACGAGGGTGCTAGAAAAGGTCACGCTGCTGGTGACTCTGACGTAGAGAAACAAGCCTCTCAGTTGGCTTCTGACGTTCGTTACAAGGCAAAGGGTAAGGTAAAACCTGGTGCAAGTAAGGAACAGATGGTAAAGGTTTATATGTCTGTTCTTGCAAGTTCTCCTGCGCCTGCAACTGTTAAAACTATGGCTAAAAAGAAACTTCTTGGTGAAGGCACCATGGACATCAAGGGATTTGAGATTCCTAAGTCCGAACGTGAAGCTGCTGCGAAGAGAATCAAAGATAAGACCAAGAAGAAAATGGCTGAGGGTGTTCGTGACGAAGATCCTGAAGAGGGTACTAAAGAAAGAAAGAAACGTCTTGAGAAGAAACGTGGTATGAAACTGGACGATCATCCTCAGTACACCAAAGAGGGTATGGATCCTGTAGGTCAGGAAGACGGTGACGTTGATAACGATGGTGACAAGGATAAGTCTGACGAGTATCTGTTGAAGCGTCGTGGTGCTATCAAGAAAGCCATCGCCAAGAGACGTGAGAAGAGTGGTAAGAAAGTAAGTGAGGGATACTCTAGTTGGAGAATGGATCTCAACTACTTTGACGAAGAAGGAAAAAAGTAAACGGGGCATCTCCTAAATCACCTCACTGCGTGGTGATGCCCCCTAAGGACGATGATGATCCTGCATCGACCAAAGAGGTAGTTACTAAGAAACAAAAACAACTTCTCAATCGTGAGGAGTTGAACCTCGCTGCGATTGCAGAAGCCTTTGGTGGTCTTTTGTTGGAAGCACCTGCTAAGAAAGGATCTGGTTCTGATTCCCCACTCAAAGAACCTGAACCAGATCCAGTATCTAAGAAAGATGCGAAAAAACTTCAGAGGATGACCAGAGCCTCTGAACCTGCAGCTGAAAGAATTCAGAGAGGACTTGAATCACAAAAGAAGTTAAGTCAGACAAGAAAAACACGTTCTTCTGCAGATCCTTCTTCTGCAGATCCTTCTCAACGATATCCAAGAAATCCAAATACTGGAAAATTTGAGAGAAAAAGTATTGAAAATTATGGTCAAAGACTTCTTTCGAGAGGGTATGGTGACAAAGATTATGATCCAGTAAAACGTGGAGGCATGAGTCCCGCTGAAGCGGCAAAGAGTGTCAGAAGAACCATGTCTCTTGCCGCTAAAGGAGATAAGGGCGCTCAGAAAACAGTCCAGGGTTGGGAAGATGCATTAGAAAAGAAATATCCTCAACGCCGACCTGGACAAACTATCAGAACTAGAACCTCTGCATCCTCTGCGGCCACGTCGGGTTATGAGTCTGATTTAAGAAAAGGCGTAACCGATCCATCAGGTAGTCCAAGACCTGATGATCGTAGTTCAGGTAGAAAATCTGTGAAAGACCTCTTGAAAGATGTTCTGAAAGATCGCCGAGCAGCCGCTGTAAGTAGAGGGGGCAGGGGTGGTTCTGGTGGTGAAAGAAGTAGAACCACAAGAAGAG